GTTTGATCCTGGTATAAAAATCATAGCTGTCAGAAGATGCGCTGACATTTCTCAGATTGAGACCGTCGATGTAATAAGTCCCTCTGTCTTCTCCGAGCTCATCTGCAATTACTACTACCTTACGTTTACAGTCGAATCGAATTTCGCAAAGAAAAACATCCCGGACTGTGTCCAGGATGTCCTTTGGTGTTTTATTGTTGATCGTTCCTATGTTTCTGACTTTTGACTTCAGGCCGTCAGGTGCGATCTCCGCGGACCATCCAGTCCCGGAAAGCAGTTTTGAAATAACTGTAGACAGATCAGCATTTTCCGATGAAAAGTCTGCGACTGGTTCGGCTTCCAGTTCTTCCGGCTCCGCTCTGCATGTCACAGTGGCCTTTTTGAAGTCCTTGATCACAAAACGCTGGTTTCCTGTTTCTACGTATCCTTCTTCCTGCAGGTCATCCGGGACATACTGTCCGATGCAGTCAAAACTCAGTTCATCGATTCCGGATTCCAGATTATTTATGATCTTTAGATTTTTAAAGTCATGGCCGGACGCGATCGGGTCCTTCTCGTTACCATTCCGGTCGAAAACTTTCAGAACTGACACAGATACCTCCCATTACATATAAAGTGGCATGCATGACGCCTCTATGCTGGCAGATCCTGCTGTGATTACTGACCGTCCCGGCTTCAGGTGCGGGAGTTCCCATACGTCTATTCCTGACGCCGGCGACAGGATCCCTTTTATCGAGTCCAGTATGTAGCTTGTGGACCCGGACAGCTTTGCCTCGTAATAGTCTCCAATCTTCAGATCAATGTCTCCACGCCCCGTGACTACTATTCTGCAGGGTGAGTCGATGTTGCCGGGATTATAAATTTTCCCGTTCTTGCTTCGTACTGTTTTCCCGTACTCATACCCCGAAAATTTCAGGGTAAGTTGGTATCTGCGGTTTCTTTTCCGCTCCGCAGGCGTTGCGCTTGTCAAGATCCCGCGGAATTTGTGATCATACCGGTCCAGCGATATGTCCGCGGTTTTCTGGCACAGTGCCAGGATTCCTGAAATCTGCATTCTGATATCCTGCTGGTTTTCTCCGAAGACATTCAGGATAGCCGTCAAGGTCTGCATTCCCAGATAGTTTTTCTGAAAGGCCGGAAGGATTGCTCCATCTGGCCATTCTGATGCATTCTTTATTGAATGTGGGGAAATGTCTGTCAGGAACTGTCTTGCTCCGAAGCTCTCCACATCTGTTCCGTTGATTGTCATGCTCTACGTGACCTCCATGCCAATTCCTCTGACATTTTGTCTGCCGTTGCTCCGACCAGCGCGTCTCCATCCAGCCGGATTTCTTTCCCTTCCCTAACCAATGACACAATCTGAGACATCAGCCCGTACATCTGCTGCAGAATCGCAGCGTCTCCGCCGCTCTGCCGGCTTGCCGTCAGCAATGATGCGTTCAATGCAGCCGTTGCCAGGAACTCATTTGGATTAAAGCTCCCCCATTCATACAGATTCTTCGTCAGATCTGCCGGAATCACTGCATCTCCCTGGTTCATCGGCGTCAGGATGGCTCCGTCTGACTTGCGGACGATGATCTCCGATCCATGTTCCTGTGTCCAGGCAGCTGCTGCTGATCCGGTATAATATGGCGTCCCTGATGCGTATCCGTGGAGTTTGTTTACTTCTCCTGACCCTTTTGCGTCCATCACCGAATTTGCTATAAACTGCGCCGCGTCCGATGTGAACTTGTTAACATTTCGTGACAGTGCCGCCAGACCGCTGCTCAGTCCAGTGGTCAGGTCGGCCTTCAGCTGATCTATCTTCGAATTGTACTTCGTAGATATCTCGTCCAGCTTCTTATTCCGGGCATCCGTTGCTTCTTTCAGTTTGGTTTCCGTTTCAGCTTTCAGATTATCCAGCTGTTCCTGCCGGTCAGCTTCGAGTTCATCCAGTTTCTTATCGCGGCTTTCCTCAACAGCTTTTCTCTGCTCCTCTAGTGCCTTGATCTGCTTATCGACGTCCTTCGTCGCCTGTTCCCTGGCAGCGTCCATTTTCTCCGTGAACGCTTCCTGGTAGGCCTGCAGGTCTTCATCTGACAACTGATTGAGGGCATATATGGATGCTGCTGACTGCGGTCCTTTTGACGTCAGTTCATCCATCAGATCTTCTGAGAAGATTCCCCTTGATTTCAGGATTTCCAGCTGTTCAGACCAGAATTTATAACCTTCGGCCTGGGACTGCAGGTTGAAAAGCAGTTCCTCTCCGGTCGCCGACTTCGATTCAAATGCGTCAAACAGATCATAAGCTCCGGCGATCTGTTCCGTTCTGCTGTCGATCGCGTTCTGTTCCTGTTTGAGAATGTCCTCAACTTCCTTCTGGGCGTCTTCAAGGATCTGTTTCCGTTTATCCTCGTAGTCTTTCTCGATCTCCAGCTGCTTGTCGGTCTCGTCTTTGAGGATCTCGGTTCTGTTCTGATAATATTCCTGCCAGGCTTCCTTTGCTTCGGAATCCCGCTCTTTTCTGGTATCGTCAAGCTCAGCCTGCTTTTCGGTCTGCTTTTTCCTGGCTTCGATCAACTCTTTATCGGCTTTGATCCACTCTGCCGTTCCTTTCTTTCCTGACTTTTCCAGAGCGGTCTTAACGTTCTTCCAATACTGCACGACGCCTTTCGTTGTCAGATCGGTATAGTCCTGAATCTCGTCCAGAAGCTCGTTCGCCGAATTATATCCTTTATCGCCGGCTGTTTTCTTTTCTTCTTCCTTCCTTTTCTTTTCTTCTTCCTTCCTTTTTTCGCGAGCATCCTTGATCTTTTTGGTGGCTTCATACCATGCGTCTGTTCCGCTCTTCATCTGTTTCCTGACATTTGTCCAGTACTTTTCCGTTGCTTCGTCGCTCAGGTCATACAAGATTTCCTGGTGGTCAAAATACTTCTTAGCAGCCTCGAGAACGTCTTTGTCGTACTCCTCATCCGTCTTGTTGGTCGTTTTCTTTTTTCTCCCCGACCCGGTAGTCTTTGTCTTCGATACCTCAAATGCCCCGTGGCTGAGGAGGCTTGCGTCTCCCTTCGTGGTATCAATAATGCCGTCGGCTTTCTGTGTTTCCTTCTGTGCTTCCTTCTGTGCAGCTTCTATGATATTTTTGACCATTTCTGTAGCTGCGCCGGTTGCAGATGGCGTATACTTCTGCATTCCGAAAGCAACGCCCTTCGGCAGCCACTGTCCTACTGCTTCCGCCATTACTTTGGACGGGGAGTTGATTCCTCCGGCTGCTCTTGCGGCTGCGACCGCTCTGGCGACAACTTCAGCTGCAGCGTTGACAGCAGCTGACTGACCGTTCCTTATTCCGGAAGCAATTCCCGCAGAGAGATAGTATCCCGCTGTCTGGAATGCGCCTGAGTATGACCTGACTGCCGCAGCTCCTCTGGATGCCACAGTACCCGCTGCGCCGGTAACTGTACCGCTGCCCGAAGTTATTCCTCCGGCAACAGCTGTGGCCAGCGCCGCTCCGGACGCATCCCCATCTGCTGCCTTCGTTGTTGCTTCACTGACAGCAGCGCTCATGTCGCTGGTTATTGCACCAGTGATCGCATCCGATTCACTGGTTATTCCTTCTGCCGCATTCTGACCCATTACGACCGCTACATTATAAAAGGCGTTCTCCCAGGATGCGAACCCAGCCTTTGCCTGTTCTCCCAGCTTGCTTCCTGCGTTCTGTGACTCCCCTGATGTGTTTTCTGCTCCGGCAGCGAAGCCTTGCCCCGCTTCAGATCCGGCCTGTTCCATCTGGCCTTTCCAATCGACATCCGAATTTGTCAGATATGCAGCCAGGTTCTTGACAGCCGTGGCAAAGCTTTCTGAACTTCCGTCGATCCCATCTGCAATGCTGCTTGGGACCTCGATTCCGGCAGCCTTCGCAATTTCCTGCAAGCCGTCGTATGCGCCTTCTGTCGCGGATGTCAGCTCCTCTATTGCCTGCTCCGGTGTGACTGATCCGTCAGCGATTCCCTCAGCCAGGTTATCAGGGATTTCGACTCCAGCTTCCTGCGCGGCCTGTGCTGCTCCTTCCAGTCTGGATCTTACATCGTCTGTTATATCAAGGCCGTCAATTGATTTCTGCAGCCCGTTCCACTCGACTTTTGTGCTTCCCAGTTCTCCCAGAACCAACTTATAAGCAGTGACGTTCTTTGCGCCTGCTTCGGCAATCTCGTCCTGTTTATCCAACCCGGTCCGGAACTGTTCTCCCATTTCCTGGAACAGTTCTTCCGCGTTGTCCTGTGACATGGTCTCATACATATGGTGCCAGGTATTAGCTGCGTCTGTTCCCATGCTCTCCAGGTAGCTGATCAGCTCCGGGCCCAGTTCATCCCCATACTTATCGATGACTGCCTTCTGTTCGTCCTGCATCTGCTGCATAGCTTCATTGGAGGCTTGCATGTTGGCGATCATCTGCTCGACGGTGACGTCTTCGCCTCCGTCGAATTTATCGTACATGTTGATCTCGGCAGTTCCGGCTATGGAGTCATAGGTGCTCTGGAAGGATGACTGGATGGTTGACAGGGCATTCTGCTGGGCTTCTGCGGCAGCCTCCTGGATCCTCGCTGCCTCTTCTGCCGCTTCAGCTGCTTTCGCCTGATACTCCGCAATCTGCTCGGATGTCAGCTGATACTGTTCAGCAGCCTTGTCTCCATTTCCATACGACTTCTCAAGGTTGTCCACGGATTCGGCTGTTTCGTCTATCGACTTTTTCACCAGTTCCATGGTCTCTATTACTGAAACCTGTGAATCTTTGAAGGCGATGTGTGCGTCTTCTACGGCTTCCGCTTCCTCCTGCTGCTTATGAATCGTCTCCTCTATATTTGAGTTATATTCTTTGGCTCCTTCTGATCCTTTGAAGAACATATGGGCCATGTCATCGCCGTGAGCCTTAGAAAGCGATGCGAGCCTGTCTGCCGTTGAAGCTGTTCCTCCCAGCGAGCTATTGAGCGTATTCAATGTCTGGTCATACGCTTTCGTTATTCCATCCATATTGGATTTGGCTTCGTTTTGTGTCTGGATCGCCTCTTTTTCTTTATCAGTCGCTTCAGCTATGGCTTCGGCATATTTCTGATAACCGCCTGCTCCGCTGTTAATCACGCTGTTATACATTGCGGATCTGTCTATCAGTTCCTGTGTGATATCAGACGATTCTAGCATTCCATTTTTATATGCTTCAATCTGGTCTAGCTGTTCCGCTGTAAATGTCCCGCTTTCAATCAGGGCGTTTCTCAAATCGTCTTCTGCCTGCTGCCGGGCCTGCGTCGCCTCCGTAACTGCCAGTGTTGATTTGGTATAAGCCTCGATTGCATCTGCCTGGATTTCTTCCAGTGCCTTCTGGGCAATCAGCCGATTGTTTTTGGCGAACATGTTTTCCAGTTCATCATTTGTCAGCTTCAGGCTTCCTGTTTCATTATCAAAAGCCTCAGCAAGCCCTGGAACGACACCGCTCAGTCTTTCTACTGCAGCTTTCATCAAATCTTTTTGAGCAGTGTTCTTTTCCTCAATGTCGTTCAAATCCAGGATGATCTTTTCATAAGACTGGTACTGAGAGACATCCGAAAACATTCCGTCTAAAGAAGTTTTCGAACTTTCAATAAGAGACTCAGCTTCATTGCGGACGCCCTCGATTTGATCAAGTACGTCTCCAAATGGGCCTTCTATTCCTCCCTCGATTATTCCCGTTAATCCGCTGATCGCGTCTGTCCCCAGCTCCACAAGCCCCGTCAGAGGGCCTTTTACCTTGTCGTAAACCGCTATTCCAAGGCCTTCTGCAGCCGACGAAAATTCCGTCATGGCGCCTTTGAGGTTGTTTTTCATGACATTGGCAGTCTTTTCCGCGGCCCCGCCGGCGTTTTCCATGGACTGGGCGATCTGGTCATATTCGTCCTGGGACATATTCAGGATTGCCATTAAGCCGGATGCAGCTTCCTTTCCGGCGATCTTCTGAACCACGTTGGTCTTTTCGGCCTGAGTAAGCCCGTCTGTCTTCTCTCGCATCTCAGCGAGGATCTGTGTCATGGACTTGAAGGTTCCATCGTTGTTGGTGATGGTCAGGCCGATCTTGTCCATGGCCGTCTGTACCGACTTGGACGGGGAGGACATGTTGAGCATTGCCGTTCTTAGAGATGTGCCGGCCTGAGACCCTTTGATGCCTGCCGTAGACATGGCAGCCAGGGCAGTCGTTACCTCGTCGATAGAAAAGCCCATGCTCTGTGCGACAGGAGCCACATATTTGAAGGATTCTCCCAGATCGTTAATATCGATCGTACCGGAGTTTGCTGCCTGAGTCAGAAGGTCTGACACGTGCGCTGCATCGGATGCGGCAAGTTTAAATCCGGTGATAGCGTCTGCGATGATCGTCGAGACACTGGACATGGATTCCCCGGAAGCCAGTGATGCGGAGACAACGCCGTCCATACCGTCTACGATATCCTGAGCATTCCATCCGGCTTTCGCCATCTCCCCCATGGCGTCCGCGACTTCCGAGGCCGTGAAAGCGGTTGTACTTCCAAGTTCTTTTGCCTTGTCAGACAGCGCCTGCAGCTCTGCTCCACTGGCTCCGGATATAGCCTGGACCTTGCTCATGCCCGCTTCAAATTCGGATCCAACTTCTACCACTTTCTTGAAGCCTTCGACAGCCTTCTGTCCGAGGTCCTGAAGCAGGTTCCCGGCCATGTCTATCAGCTTGCCCTTGACCAGAGATCCCAGGGAGATGCTCATCTCTTTTGAAGCATCTCCGGCTTTCCCTATGTCGCTGGCTGCATCCTTTGCTTCGTTACCGAACTTGTCGATGGATTTGGCACACCCATCCGCGGAGCTGGACGCTTCGTGCATATATTTCTCGTTCTGATCGACCTCTTTATTGCATCGGTCAAGGGCTCTCTCTGCCTGGCTTACATTTCCTTCCCACTTTGAAAGTTTCGTGTCATATCTTGCGAGAGCCGTCTGCGCGCTCGAATAGTTTTTCTGAGCGCTTTCGACCGCTTTTGACTGTCTCTCAAATCCTTTCGGATCCGCAGCTTTATCTATCTGCTGCAGCGCCTTCTCTGCGTCCTCCAGGCTTTTTTTGTACTGTTCGACGGCTTTTGCCTGCTCCTTATATGCATCCATGACCTTGGATTCTGCCTGCCTGGCATTTTCCGCCGCCTGCCTTAAGGACTGCTGCTTACGTTCCAGAAGTTCATTTTTCTGAGTAAGATAGTCTACGCTGTTTGCAGACTCCTTGTACTGGTCCGCGAGGTCCTTCAGCGCATCATCCAGGTTTCTGGAATTCTGCTGCGCTCTCTTCATGCCTTCGGCAAACTCTTTTTCTCCGTCAAGAGCAAGGGTTATTCCAATTTTATTTGCCATCATTCACCTCACGGTAAGTCGTCAATCGTCATTTCCCTGGCCGGTTTTACGTATCCGTTCATCATCAGGTACTCGTTATAGATTGCGAAAAACTTTCTCGGTGTCATCCGCCAGATTTCCGGCTCTGTGTATCCGAGTCTGTTTTTCCCGATGTAGAGGATCCTCGGGAAATTGTACTTTTCGGGCTCTCCGTCTTCCTTTGAGCCCTCCGGGAGTTTGGGTTGTCGCCTTTCTGCGGAAGGCTGAAACCGTACGCTTCCAAGATGTCTCTTGTTATCTTTCCTGTATCGTTTATACTGATGCACCACCCGATCTCTTCTTTGGTGTACAGCTTGTTTTCCTCATTCTTCTCATGGTTTTCCCATGAAATCTCATCATTCACCATTGCCAGCACGATGTCCCAGAGAACCTTGTAAACCTGCTTCTGTTCCGTCATCTGTTTAATAATCTCAGATATCGGCATGTCGTAAGCTGTCTCAAGGTTCTCTATGACTCCGAGGGTAAAGGTCAGATGGTAAGGTTTTCCGTTGATCACGCAGGGTATTCCTGCGGGGCGCGTCACAGAATCCATCCAACTCTCTCCTTACTCTTTACGATCAGGTAGTAGTGATTCCAGCCTTTCCGTTCAGCCAGGTCTTGGCTTCGTCCAGGGTATCGAAGATCTCCTCTTCTTTCCAGTCGCCGTTGTCGAGGGTGAGAAGAGTTCCTTCAAGGCTTGTATGAGAGAAGGAAATGCTCTCTCCTTTGGTAGTGTTCTCGTCTGCGGGATCTCCGAAAACGGTCTTGTAATACCACTTTCCTCTGTACTTCCTGACTCCGTTTACCTTGGAAACTCCTACGGCGCCGATTCCAAGATAAGGAGCGACATCGTTTGCGGACGCGGTCATGATCTTCTTGGTCTCGTCATACTTGTGGCCGAGCATGAATGCTTCCACATCCTGCTGAAACTCGTTGATCTCCACAGAGACCGTTCCGCCAGTCACGGACTTATCGGATTCCGTCATATGGTCGTCGCCGTAATCGGATGCGTCCGCTACGTTCGGAGATACCGAAAACGTGGTGGAAGGTCCCAGGTACATTCCTTCTGTATACTTTGCGTCAGCTCCGGAAGCCTGAGAAGCTCCGAGCTTGCCAGCTACGACGTACTGAAGTCCAATCTTAGCCATTCTTTATTCCTCCTCAAAATATTCACACTCGAAGATCAGGTGTCTTCGTATTTCTGTGTTCTGTTCCGTTACGGACGGATATGTGAATCCGGCTCCGTCAAGTGCCCTGCGGATGGTTCTCTTTACTGCTGTATATGGTCTCGAAAGATCACAGCAGTAATGGACCTGGACGGACACAAGGTTCCCGGAAGGCTCATCGTCTCCGAAGTCCCCGCCTCTGTCATCCGCATAGTTGTATGTGATGTACTCACTTTCTTTTCCCGTCTGCAGATCTGGAATGATCGTGATTCCGAGACCTTTCAGTGCCTGATAGCACGCTTTTAATGCTGTCATCACTCACACTCCATTTCCGTCTTTACGATGTTTTCCATCACTGACTTCGCTGATTCTTCCGCGGATTTAGCCGCTCTTGCCCTCCATGGTCTGGCGTTCAGTTTGCCTGGAACGCCATATTCGAGCAGTGCGGCCTTCATTCCGTTTCTGACTCCCTTGCTGTCTCTCCCGGTTGGCCTGGCTACCGAATAAACACCATATTCGTTTACCTTTGCCCCGGTTCCGGAAACGGATGCTGCTGCGGATCCGGTCGAGCGCGGTCCTGTCTCAGACGCTGCAAGCGCCGATCTGGTCGACGCCACTACCAGAGGCTCCGCGGCGCTGACTGCATGTTTTGCGATTTCTTCGACGTGAGCCCGGTCTGACAGTTTTTCCAGTTTTCGGAGTGCTTCGTCCATTCCTTCCACTCTGATTGCCATCAGACCAGCTCCCTTCGCTCCGCGGCGATCTGCATGTACTCATGTGTGTTCTCATAATCCCTGATTGCTTTGATCTGATAATCATGTCCGGCGTACCGAATGATCATGTTTTCGTTGATCTCCGCGTATGGGATGATGAAGGTGTATTCGTACGTATTGACCTGCTCCACACCGCTTATGGACTCTTCTCCGCTTCCGTATGTGACTTTTGCGCCGCATTCAGTGACGGTCTCTTCTGACTTTACCGGAAAGCCTTCATCACTGACCTCTCCGTCCACGATCCTGATTATCCGGACTGTTTTGTCAAGGTCCGAAGGCATGATGTAGCGCTCTACGCTCACTCTCCGGTTCCAGTCCAGAGGGACCAGATCTTCCTGCCACTGTTCGGCAGTTCCGACCACCCGCCACCGTCTTCCGTAGAAGTCTACGATGGTCTTGTCCCACTCATGAGAATCTCCCTTCGGGACATACAGCTGATAGGCTGCATGCTGTCCGGTGAGTGCCAAAGCTCCGGCGATATCGCCCGGATAGGCAGGCCCTGCCGGCCCGATCAGGACATTGCCGATTATCTGCGGATCGTCCGTGTACACTGGGTTGTTGTATTTGTCGATTCCAGTCTGTGTCCTGACATGCAGGACGACGTCAATTCCCTGCATCTCATTCCTCCAGACATGATGTCGTGAACCCGGCCCGGTTGCTCAGGCCAAGGATCTTCTTCTCCAGGCTCGACAGATACAGCTCCCCACTGGACCCGTTTCCGTACGTCCACTGCTGGGCATACGGTCCGGCTGTCATGGATCCCTGAGTTGCCCCGTATGGGACTCCCTGGAGATTCCCTGACCCGAGAGCCCGTCTCACCATCCGGCAGGTCACCAGCTGTTTTGCATCCTCGTCCGCCTTCGTAGCTGTAGAGTCGATGATCACCGCCGCTTCCAGGCAGAGGGCAGAAGCCTTCTCCCGCTCGTCCGCTGTCAGCGCGCGGAACCCGCCCGCCACATCGTCAGCCGTCGCGTATGCCATCGTTTAGCCCTCCTGTCAGCCCGTGGTCTTCTCCGTATAGGTGAAGCGGTTGAAGACGGTCGTGTCTGCTCTGAACCCGATCTCTATCTCAGCACGGATGGCGACCATGTTCTGCTGCCACAGATTCAGCGTGGTTCCATCAGACAGGGTGAGTGTCGCCTGATCGCTCAGGGTCATGTTCAGTGCCTGGGTCACTCCGTAAACCGCCTTGGTCCAGTCTCCGGCATAGGCGATCGCGTCAGTGGTCTTGCATCCCTTGGAGATGTAAGTCGGTGCTCCGAGGATGGTCGGCACGGAATCCTGCGCGATGCTGTCAACGAACAGCGGGCGCCCGACGGTGTCCTTTGCGGTCAGCAGGACTGCCTTCGCCTTCGGGGACAGAGCGTATCCGTTCGTGATTCCGTCATGCTCGGAGATGTCCAGATCAGCGGCGACAAGCGCGCCGATCGGATCTGAAGCAAGATCCTGAGCGTTGACCTTGTTCAGCTGGTCGAAGTTCTCGCCCGGCTTGGTGATAGAACCGAATACGGTCGCATCGAACTTCTCAGCCATGGCAAGCGGAATCCTTGCGACAAGTGCACGGTACAGAGCGGCCGCGTCCCTGGTAAACTCCATGGAGAACGGCACGATGACCGCCAGCTTGTACGGGGTAATCTTCTTCGTAGAGAAGGATCCCTTCTTGACCGGCTTCTTTGCTCCCTCAGTGACCCATTCTGCCTCAGGGTCAGAATCGATGATGTTGACAGACAGTCCCGGACCCGGAAGAGCAATCTGCCTTGCAAGCTGCATGACAGCAGATCCTTCCTGCGTCTTCTGGATGATCTCGGACGATACCTCCACCGGGAGGGTTACGTCTGCGCGGCTCTGAAAATTAGTTTCAGCCATAATAATTGCCTCCTATTACTGATTAAGTGACTTGTTGAACCAGCTCGCGAACTTGACCGCAGCTGATTCCGGTTTCACGTTCTGCTGTGTCCTTCCGCCGTCTCTGACTTCCGGATAAGCTTTTTCTCCTGCATATTTCTTAATGGCTTCCGCCTGTGCTTTGCAGGAATCTTCGTCTGTTCCGCCCAGCAGCTCTGCCGGGACTCCGGTATCCTTCGATACCTTCTCGCGGACGGAGCGGATCTTCTCCGCATCCTTCATCGCGTCAAGTTCCTTCTGGAGAGATGCGGCCTTGTCTGTAGCTTTCTGGAGCTCCGTTTTCTGAGCTTCCTCCTGCGCGTCATACTTCTTGGCTTTCGCCTTCAGGGCATCGTAATCCGGATACTTTGCCCGCTCCCGGCTCAGCCGCTCCGCCACGATCGCGTTGACCTGGTTGGCCGTAAATGTCTTTTCCTGCTGATTATTCTGCTGCTGGGTGTCCTGTTCCTGATTCACAGTTTCTGTTGCCATTGTCTATACCTCCGCTATGCGTAATATCCGCGTTTATGGCACGCGTTGCCAATAAAAAAGCACCCCACTAAAGGATGCCGAAGGCGCAGAACCGGAGTTGAACCGGTATAAGCGGGTCCACAATCCGCTGTCCTAACCATTAAACGATCCACGCCATATTGCATTTTTTTATTTTTATTGCTATTATCATAATATAAATAAGCGGCATCCACTTGGCCCCCATTGTTGCTGAGTCTGGATGTCGCTTTTATATTTCCTCGTCTATGTTGAGTTTTCCCATATACCTTACAATTAACCTGACACTTTCAATGGAGTGTGTGTTCTTGGAGCGTATAATACGTCTTTTTGCAATATCAATAGCCCTTTCGAGATCAATATCTTCCTGCTCAAGGTTGAGTAATATACCGCCTGGATTACTGATAATCTGCTTCATTCCATGATGAACCAGTTTATCTACCGAATTTCCGCTTATTCCCTCCGGGGTTTTCAGATCCCATAATTCGCCATTCCATAGATAATCCGGTCTTAAACGGTCGGTCTTAGTTAGTAATGTAATTTCTCCTCCAAATGTATTGATAAGCCATTCTGCATTTTCTATCTCTTTTTGGTTCTTTGAGATTCTGAAACCTTTCTCCACAGAAATATGCCTTGCTGCTTCTTTGCTTACAAGTTTTTCTATCTCACTCATGATGACTTTTTCATCCCAGCTCTCATCAGATCCCTTCTCACGTTTTCCGAAGGCATTTCTCATCTTCTCCCGCCAGTCTTTACCATCTGCGTTTTCGTACTGCTCCCGCAGGGCATCCGGATCGTACCCTTCGACCTCAGTATCTTCGTTGAAGCGGATGGAGTAATCGCACTTGCAGTGCGGATGGATGTGCTCGGCGTGGATCCATCTTCCGTCTGGTCCTATCTTCTTCAGTGTCCGCTTTGAAACGCGCTGCCACCCTCTGGAGGCGAGCATCAGGCAAAACGCACATCCTCTTCCACCAGGAGTCCATGCGAACTCGGCGCCGTCTCTGGCTGCGTTCTGAAGCATAGTATCTTCTCCGGCCTGCTTGACGAAGCGGCCGACCACACCTGGGTGCTGTTCGGATGTAGTCCCCGCGATGGCCTTCGCGACCTCGTCGTAAGACGCAATCTCTGCCGGATCGGCTTCCGGAACATTCACGCCTTCCTTCTGGACGATGCTGTTGTACATCTCGGCGGCAAGCGCTGCGGAAGCCTCCCCATGCTGTGAAATAATCCCATACGCAGTGTCTGTTACCTGCTGAAGCTCATCAATGGTTTCCTGCCGCTCAGCCTTCTGCCGCTCCAGTGCTTCCTGAGCCTTCTCCTGCTGTTTGATTGCCGCCTGCTGGATTTCCCACTGCTTCTGGCGGTACTTCTCCATGTTGATTTTCGCCACTGGTAAGTTCCTCCAGTACTCTCAGCCCTCTGGATCTGCGCTCCTGAGCCTTGATCCTCCGAATGTCTGCCTGATCGAAACCGACCATCTCGAGGAAGACGTCCGTGCTTGCAAAGTCCTGCCTGCTGGACGCGATCTTGATAGCCGCGTCAGCTGTGACAGATACCGACAGCATTGCCGGATTCCTGAAATGTGCGACCACATCTCTCTCATCGTCTGTGAGCTCTTCCAGCCGGCACCCTCTGCTGACCGCCTGAGCCATCCTTGCGATGTTCTGAAGGGCATGACCATTTCCCTGATTCAGCTGCTCCGCCGTCGTGATCAGAGTCTTCTCCTGGGCGATGACTGCGTCTGAAGAGGTCGGATTCGCATCATTGACTACTCCGGTATCCGTCACAGACAGGCCTGTTGCCGCTGAAAACTGCGTCGCAATTGCCCTCAGCATTTCGATATGCTGCGTGATGGTTCCTTGTGGAAGCTGTCCGAACTGAGGCGTCTGCCCTGTCTCCGGATTGTTCGTCGTCATGAAGATGGATCCGACATATGACTTGAACTTCTCGGAGAGCATGTTGTCATACTGCTCGTCAGAGACCCCCAGAAAATACTTCTGTGGGGTCGTTGCGAATTCCAGGGCGATCGTCATATTCGCCATGGTCCGCACATAGCTCTGAATCAGTCCTCTGATGGGTCCCTTCAGCCGAGAACGGCCGAAAGGCTTCTCGCTGGTAGCATTCCAGACAAGCGGTTCCATAAGCGGGCGTCCCATGTTCTGGCGATATCTCTCCGCCGTCCAAGAGCCTCCGTATTCCGGTTTCCGTAGCACGATGATGCAGTCGTCCGTGTACAGATTCACAAGGGAAGGCGTCCAGAGCGTGTCTGTATCATCCTTGCGGGTATCGATGATAGCCAGTCCGCAGTCGATCCGGTTCTTCTCTCCGCTCCAGATGGCTGCTGCATCCTCCGGAGAATGAAAACGGACCCTGCATCCGATGGCCCTGTCTCCTGACAGAGTCGCGAACGCGGATCCGTACTTCAGCTCGTCCCGGCACGCTTTGCTGTACTGGGCGATCAGATTATTATTATCTGCAATCCGTTCGATCTCGCCGGCGTCCGATCCTCCGGAGCCGACGAAACCGTCAAACATGGAACGAGACGCGAGGACATCAACTGTCTTCGCGCCCCATTCGCACCCGATCTCGAAGTTTCTCAGACCTTTTGGTAATGCGATGCCAAGGTTGACATCTCTCAGCCGTATCCGGCCGTCATAATATTTTGCTTTCTCCTGGTTCTTCGAGATGTGTACATTGTAAACGTCCTGCAGGTCGTTTAGCTTATTCTGTTCGTCTTCGGTCAGGCCTTCCACCCGCCCGATCGCAAGATAATTCTGCATGCTCATGGTTAAACTCCCATTATGTCATCCGCACCGCATCTTCCTTGTGGGGTCGCGGCGTGAGGTCTTTGCTCCCCAAAGTGCTAAGGCTGCTGCCTCTATCGGGATGGACTTTTCTCCTCCGAAGCCCCAGCCTCCGCCGATCGGCCTCCGGACGGAACTGACCGCGGATTCATTCATGATTTCCTGCTTTGAGTACCATGTAAGCGCCTGTTCATTGACTCCGTTTACCAGCGTGCTGACCGCAGCGATCATTTCTCTGGCGGTCGGCCTGATCACAGTTCCCTTCAGCCTCCAGACACCGGAGATCTTCTCCACAAGGACATCCACACCGTTCCGGCCGTCGATCACCACACAGGAGGCACACTTGTAACGCTCATTCAGCCATGCAGCGAGCCAGTCGAGACCGTATCCAGTAGGCTTCATCTCGATCAGCGAGATCCTCGCCGGGCCTTCCTTCGGAATGACCGCCCCGCAGAGACACACCATGGAACCATCTGTTGAGAACTTGATCCCATAGGCTGTCTTCCCTTCCGGTTTTGCCTCATCCGAGGCGCAGGCGGCCCATTTCTTCGCATCCAATGCCTTCTCTGACTGATCCGTAATCTCCGGCATCCACCAGCCGAGACGCTCGCGTGCAAATCCATCTTTGCTCATGGTCTTCAGCTCTGTAGCCGTGAAATCCTCAGACAGGTGAAACCCCATGGAAGGATTCGTCATATACCAGAGGCTGAATTTGTTTACATCTATCTCGTCGACGCTCTTTGCCTCGACTGACCATTCCATCCAGCAATCATGCGGTCCCGGATTTGTCATGGCTGCCTTCCGGATCCTCCGGAAGACAGTCCCAGGGCATCCCGGATACGGAGGCGTCCCGATATAGAGGATCTGCCTTGTCCCGGTCGCGGACGCAGCCAGCGTCGGCATGATAGCCTCGACCTGATCGTCCGTCAGCTCCTGCGCTTCGTCATAAACGACCAGGGAAATACCGTCGAAACCTCTGGCAGCCTGCCTGGATCTCGCTGAAAACTCGATCCGGCCTCCGTTCCAGAGGTCGATACTCTCTTCCCCGTTCACATGGCTGATATGCTTTACCAGCTCCAGTATCTCCGGGTGCTTCTGGTCCGTGAATATGGCTTCCAGCCTGTGGAAGGACTTCTTCGCTGTCTTGACCTGATGGGCCGTGTGCAGGATCCGTTCGCCGTTGATGGCCATTCCGAAAAGCTCTCTGGCCTCCAGGCAGACATTCTTTCCGTTCTGCCTGGGAATGCTCAGCCCCGCGGAGGAAACGACATACTTCCCGGAATTGTTCTTTCCCAGCCATTCATCAACAACATACTCCTGCCATGGATCCAGCTTGTTGCCGTACTCTGCACTCAGAGCACTGGCGTCCAGTCCGTCTGTCGAGGTCCACTCAGGCCCCACGAAGATCCTCGGTTCCTGGGATCCTTTCATGCCTGCCGCCTGCCCTGGATCAGCTTCAGCACGGTCTGAGGTTTCGGCTCCTTCTCGACCTGCTTGGCTGCTGCCTTCGGCATGGCTGCCAGGATCTGATTCATTCCGCCCATGTATGACTTCCACAGGTTCTCATAACCGGCATACAGAGGATTGTTCTTAGGATTGCCATCTTCATCGCCGATTGCAACACCGCTGTCTCCGATCGTCTCCCGGGCGTCGTCCAGCTTGGCCGTCATCCAGGCAACATTCTTCACTGTATTGTCCAGCATCTTTCTTGTACTGTCCGGAACGCCGGAATTCTTCATCAGCCGGGTCAGTTTTCTTTTCTCCGCGGATGCGCGCTTTTCAAGGTCTTCCATATGGTCACCAACTATCCAGTTAAATTGTGCTCAATTTTATTGCATTTTTGTGCCATTTTTGTTCGGAAATTCCGATATGCACAATTCAGAAATCTCCTAAAGTAAATTGTCTGATTTCTTACCCCATATATTTTAAATTTCTTAAAATTCCTTCCGGGGGTAAATTGGCGCT